CCTTCTCACTTCGTAAGCTGTACCAGAAACCACTGACTGGGTTCTTTAGCCACATACCCCCTAGCCCCTGTGGTTCTCGTACACGTACACCCCTTGCCACGGCCTCTACAGACCAGTTACGATCCCAGAAGGCAGCAAGTAGTTTCTTAGCCTCTGACTTCTTCATACCTGTAGTACGAGACAGCGTAGCCTCTTTGACACCATACGTGGCACTGTAGTTGACCACCTTGTAGTTCTTACGTAATGACTTAAGGCTAACCTCACCTGTGTTGTGTTTGTCTATGTCCTCTTGGCTAATGACACCAGCATGTTTAGCTAGGTCAAGGTGTGGGTCAAATCCGGGCTGTGACATTTCTGCAACATAACCCGGATCAAGCGGCTGCATATAGTGACGTTTAGTTGTATCCTCTAAGCTAGTCATATCTGCACCACATAACACGTAACCTTCTGGGGCAATCAGGCATCCTCGTATCTCAGCACCATAGGGTTTTTCCACTGAGGGGAGGTTAACTAAAGGTTTAGCATGTTTAAACCTCATAGTGTTAGTCATACCAGCTACCCCAGCCTGTAGGTATCCATCTACCTCACACTCTAGGAACGCCTTGAGTATCCCGATTCTGTGAGTAAGAACAGAAAGACCATCCAGAATAGAAACAGCAGGATCCACACTAGCCAACTTCTTAACTGACGGGCATAGTTCCCCATCTTTCCTGACTTGTTCGATCTGTCGTTCATCACCATTGCTCTCTCTTACAAACTTAAATGTTCTAGGTTGCCATCCGATACTAAACAACCAATCCTTTATCTGGGATACCGAGTTAGGATTACCTCGTTCTACACCTGTCTGTACAACAAACCCTTGTACCGTCTCAGGCTGCTTGTACTGCTTTCTAAGGGCCTCGAAGTTCTCCCCGTGACTGCTTAGGCTACCATCCTTACGATACATCACCTTGGGTCTGTTCTGCACCTTAGTAAGTACATGACGTGGCATAGCATTAGCTAGTTGTTCTACCTTGTCCTCTTTCATCCCCTGCCACTCAGCAAGGTGCATACTGGCTTTAGCTACATCTAATTTCCACCGTAGGGCCTCCTGTTCCCTAGCGCAGTCTAACTTGAATGTGATGTAGTCGATAAGTCTCCACGCTTCACTGTTCATATAGTTTCTCCAATTTCCTCTTTAGGTCACGCCACAGGCGTACATTAATCTTAACATCTTCTTCACAGCGATGGGCATACTCTTCTTTGGAAAGTCCTTCCCAATCATCTACCTTGGGCTTAGGTACGCCATACTCTTCACCATATACTGCTAGACCATGCTTTGCCCTATTGTGATGCAAGTACCAGCTTAACCCAAGTGTATCTACTAGCTTGGCATTGACCTTTATACCTAGCACCTTTTCCACTGCTGGTATATCAAAACGTACAATGTTATGCCCAGCTAAGGCTAACGTATGATCCATACTGTACTCCAAGAAGAAGTCACGCATTTCATCGTAGTCAAAGATAGACCGTGGCTCATCCATAACTACCGTTTGATACGACAACACATGTATCTTAGTCAGCTTGTCTAACAGTCCATCTGTCTCTATGTCGAATACTGTAGTCATTTTCTCTCCAAGTAATTAGCCATCTTTTTTAACAGGTCAGGGTTATGTTGAGCTAAACCCATCGCAGAGTTGCAGGGGTTGCAAATCCAACCTCTTACAACCCTTGTCTTTTGACAGTGATCAACAGAAAAAGGACTTTGTGTCCAGTACCTTCCACTGTTCTTGTAATTAAGATGGGTTTTTTTGCATAGTGGACAGGCATAATCCTCTGGTATTTTATTATTCCGCCTAAACTCCTTCTTAATAACTTCCGCTAAATCGTCACACGCTCCACAGGTTGAAGAAAGGGTGTGTCTATTCCCGTGACGCCTTACCAACACTCTAAACTTGGACTTAGGCAAACTTACTTCGCAAGCATAACAAACCTTAAAGTCACCTTCCTCTTCTGGTTCACCTCTAAAAAAGTCATACTGCATCTATCACACCTCGCTTAATGTAAATGTTTCACTGTTAATCATCATAGTATAGCCCCATTTCTTCGTTTGTCTTTGTGAACTGTCGTTCTAGTGGTGTTAATTCTTCTTCAACAAACTTGTCATATGCTCTTGCAGCCTCTTCTTCTGTCTCAAACATACCTAAATGTATTTGTTTACCGTCTTGATGCGATCGGGAACGGTACTTACCGTGGTCTATATACACACCTTTAAACTTACAACGACCATAACCTAATCTGTTTCTTAAGTTAAGGGAGGTTGTTGCAGGTCTTAAGTTTTCTACCCTGTTGTTAAGTTTGTCCCCATCTATATGATCTAAGACATCTGGAACACTACCGTAATTAAGGAACCAAACAATTCTGTGATTACGATAGTAAAATCTTTTTCCCTTTAACCAGATTTGAATACTCCTATACCCAGTACTATCAGGAGAACCTTTCGGACCCTTCGTTCTACGTCCACGTAAACTGGGGGTAGTCCAGAAAAGATTTCCCGTCTCACTATCATAACGAAGATTATCTTTAAGCCATTGCTTCTCTTCTTCTGACCACTCTCTTGCTTTAGGCATTATTAGTACTCCTGCTTCAGTGTAAACGTATCACTGTTAAACTTCATTCTGCCAGCCCGTCCTTCTTCACTGCAAGGGCGGTTTTTTTGTACCGTGATGTATGTTGTGTTTCTCTCATCAAGGTCTTCCGCTTCTTTATCCCTAGACAGATCAATGATAACACTGGCACGTTGTCCTATCATCTTACAGTACTTAGGGTCTCCGTCTTCATTAGTGTGAGCGATAGTAACAATGCCCACATTTAGTTCCGCTGATAGCTTAGAGAGCCTTACGGACAGGTCAGCTAGTAACTCCTCCTTAGACGCCTCTGATCGTCCTGATACAACGTCTTGGATAGGCTCAAAGAACACATACTTACATCCACAGGCCTGACTGAAGAAACGTATCTGATCACATAGTTCATCAGTACCCTGACCATCACCTAAGTAGAACTGATAGAAGTTCTCGTCCCTAGTGACACTCTTAATTGCTTCTATGACATCCTCATTCCTTCCCTTCTCATCAATCAAGTCACGCCTAGTAAGATTATCTTGTAACTCATACGACACAAGCCCAAGTAGTGACCTTAGTTTAGTCTCTTCTAGGTGCCATGCAGCAATAGGAATCTTACGCTGTAGCATGTTGTATTCCAAGTAACGCATAACCTCAGTCTTGCCTATGCCAGTAGGTGCCTTAATCACTGTGAAGTGACCCTGCATAAGCCCCATAATCTTATCATCTAAGTCAGTGATACCCGTAGGAACATATACATGGTCTGGTGTATCCCGATATAACGACAAGAACTGGTCAGCAGTGTTTAGAATATTTTCTGGCGTATACTTAGCAGCGTTCCACCATGCACTCTTGAACTCCGCATGTGCATTATCCTGTAGGAACTCATTAGCATCCTTATACTTGTCGTGTGGTACTCGGTACACCTTGTTAGGAAACAACTTAGCCACACGATCAGCTAAGGCATTACCAGTATCATCATTATCTACTGACAACACAATCTTTTGGAAACTGTCTAGCCACTCCTTGCAGTTCTCCCACAGCTTCTTAGATGGCGCACCAGATGGTAATGATACAACAGGATTAATGTACTGACTCTTCATCATCTGTGCTACTGATAAGGCATCTAGTTCCCCCTCAGTAATGGTTACAGTCTTAGAACAACCAGCGGTAAACATATTCATACCAAACAGTTCATCCCCCTTGAACCCGTCCTTAGTATAGAAACCTTTCTCATGTAGGGTACGGACTTTAATTCCACCGCTGGGGTATACGTACTCTTGGCGACCATCATATGTCTTAACATTGAAGTCCTCCATAGTCCTAGCATTAATCCCTCGTAGGGGTGTATAACGACCATCACCAGCGGTCTCTATCCTCTTAGGTGTAAACGACATGATATTCTCCTTTTCTGCTAGTGGGTACTTGTCTCTGGCCCACTCAAAGGTATCACCAGTTTTACTTGGATACGACTTAAGACAAGAGTGACAACGACCAAACCCATCCGTGTTATAACTGAAAGCATCAGACGATCCACAATCAATATATGGACATGGTTGATGTACTCTTTCTTTATTCATATTATTATTTCCTTTTCCTAAGTAAGACCTCTGTACTTACCTATAGCAACATTTTTTGACTTTACGCAACCAAAGCCCCTAAATGTTCATAGCCACTGTGACTTTATTAACACACCTCTTCAACTTCTTCTCTATTGCTTGTCGTGTTACACGCTCAGATATAGCTATATCATCTGTTGTCTCCATTTCTAAGTAGTGCCTAGAGAACAAATCCCAATCACTATCGTTAAGCGTCTCCCTAGATAACCTTACTATGTCAAGTACAGTCTGCTTTTTCTCATACACAACAGCAGGATCAGATTCCTCATCAACTATCTCAGCACTTTCTAGTGGAGTACTGGTTGAATTGATAGCCTGTTGCAATTTTGCCACACCCTCCCGGCTCATCGTTGACTTGTAGTCTGTACCCCTAGCCAAAGACCTAGCTGGCTCACTTAGAGGTACACTTACAGCTAGTGTCTTAATGTTTAGGTAGTCGTGCATAGCCCTGTTAGCCATACGCCTTAAATTAGCCCCATGCGTGTTCCCCTGATCCACTTGTTCTAAGCACTCCAACATTCCCTCGGACACCAGATCATCGAATTGATTAGGTGAATTATACTTGTATGCAAGTGAACGACACATCTTCATCATTTCTTCAGTGTTCATCCTTCTCTAGTCCCTTCATTATTAGTTGTACAAAACCTGCACTGAATATAGCTGCAAACGTCTCAGGGTCACACTCTACCTGTACTGTTGCACTACCATCCTCATGCTCGTCTATCTCTAGTATTTTTATTGGTTTGTTTACGTCATCACTCATCTCTAAGTGCCACCCATGACACAGGAAACAGGTCTTCCATCTTTAAACTTATAGCCCGTGCCACCTCTTGTGTCTCTGCCTGTGTGTCCTCTTTACACCTTAGCCTACACATATCAGCAAAGGCATCTAGTGACCCTGACCAATACCATTCAGTCATGGTGGACTGTGGCAGTACCATACGTGCTTGCTCTGGTGCTATTCCTGCCTCAATTAAGTGTTCATACAACTGCAAGGTTCCTGTGTTACAAAAAGATACCGCATCCCTTACCTTTTCTGTATAATTCGTCCAAGGAAGTAAATACATCTTGTCCTCTGGGTACATGTATGCTTCTTCATAGTCTGGCTTAGACACTGTGATTGTATCTATAACTTTATCGGACGAACCCTGCTTCTTATCTTCACTACGCCCACGCCACTCACTAGGCTCATAGAACTCAGGTTCATCATCTACATACCTACGACTGATCTCATTCCAGCGCAGGAACTTATGCTTGACCAACTGCCTAGCTACAAAGATAGGTGCCTTGATATGAAAACTAGCAAAGGCATGACCAAAGGGTGACATGTGCTTATGCTTGGCTAGGTACTTGATTAGCTTGGTGTCACGTTCCCTTAGTGTACGGCCATCCC